CAGGTGCTGAATTTGATGCTGATAGAGTAGACTTTTATAGTAATGGTTTTAAACTATTAAATAGTGGAAGTGGTGTAAATAATAGTGGTGGATCTTTTGTATACATGGCGTTTGCAGAACACCCATTTGTTGGTAATGGTACAAGCCCCACTACTGCACAATAAAATTAATGATTAACTAAAAACTTTTATAAATAAATAACATAAGGAGATAAAAACATGTGGGCATTAGTTAAAGCAAGTCAAGTAATTGAGATCATAAATGGTCCAAAAGCTATGACTATAAATGGAGTACAGTATCCATCATCTATTTTTAGAATTTGGAAACCTGCAGAACTTAAAGCAATTGGACTATATTCATACACTTTAGCTGGTATGAAGGATCAGTTCTATTATAATATAGGTGCAATCACTCATAAAGTTGATGATAGTGCAGGAACAGTAGTAGGTACATATGCATCATCTGCAAAACCAATGTCAGATTTAAAAGAAGCATGGTCGCTAAAAATTAAAGAAGCAGCTGGTTCTCTTATCTCTAAATATGATTGGATGACATTAAGATTTGCTCAATCAGGAACAGCTATTCCTAAAAATGTTAACACCTACATGAATTCAATTAGAGCTAATTCTAATATTATGGAAACAAAAGTAAATGCTGCATCTGATGTTGATGCTCTTATTGCTTTAGATACAAGTACGTATCATGCTAATGGTGATGTTAATGTTCTTGCACATCTACAAAACTGGCCAAAAGATCCAAACGCTCCAAGCGAATAATAAGTATAAATAGTATCAACAGGAGATACTATGGCCGTTCCAAATTCTAGAAGCACATTCAAAGAATATTGTCTCAGATCATTGGGTAAACCAGTAGTTGATATTAATATTGACGATACTCAAGTTGAAGATAGAATAGATGATGCTTTAGCATATTATAGAGATTACCACTTTGATGGTACAGAAAGAGTTATAAAACCAATAGAAATAACTCAAACAATAAAAGATAATAAACAAATTGATCTTACTAACGAGGATCCAGAAATAATTGGTGTTACTAGATTATTTGATATTGGAGATAGTACTCAATCAAGTAATTTGTTTAACATTAGATATCAAATTCATTTGAACGATCTATTTGATTTTACATCTACAACTTATCTTCCATATGTTACAGCAATGAGACACGTTGAAAATTTAGAAGAAATATTTGTAGGTAGTCAACCAATAAGATTCAACAGACATAAAAATAAAGTTAACATAGACATAGCTAAAGAAGATTTAGTTGTTGGAGAGTTTGTATTAATGGATGCTTATGCAGTTATAGATCCAGATGTTCATACAGATATGTGGAATGACTGGTGGTTAAGAAGATATGCAACATGCTTAATAAAAAGACAATGGGGTGAAAATTTAAAGAAGTTTGAAGGAATACAACTTCCAGGTGGATTGACTTTTAATGGTCAAAAAATATGGGAAGAGGCAACAGAAGAACAAAGAAGATTAGAAGAAGAAGTTATTTCAAGTTATTCGCTTCCAGTGATGGACATGGAGGGATAGTGTGGCAACTAATGTATATTTTAATAACTTCAGTTATCCAAATGAACAAGATCTAGTTGAAGATCTAACAATAGAATCAATAAAAATTTACGGTCATAACGTAAAGTATATGCCAAAAAGTATCCAAGAGATTGACCATCTTTTTGGAGAAGATAAACTTCTTAAATATGAAACTGCTGCAGATGTTGAAATGTATGTTAAGAATGTAGAAGGTTTTGAAGGTGAAGGTGATTTTATGAGTAAGTTTGGTTTACAAATAAATGATCAACTTACATTAACAGTTGCAAGAAAAAGATTTGATCAAATAAAGACTGAAAAATTAACTACGGAAGTAGGATACAATTATCTCCAAGAATCAGCAAATACAGATGCACCATCAAGACAGTTTCTATCAAATACAGCAGCAAGTAATACAGAATCAATAATATTAGAAACTGGAACAACAGGAGTTAATAATTATCAAATTTCTAGTGAAAGACCTCAAGAAGGAGATCTAATATTCTTTCCATTAGTAAATAAATTATTTGAAATTAAGTTTGTAGAACATGAACAAATATTCTATCAAACTGGTAGATTACAAACTTATGATCTTAGATGTGAATTATTTAAATATAGCAGTGAAAGAATTAGAACTGGTAACACAGAGATAGATAGTATAGAAACAAAACAAAGTCTTAGTACTCTTGCTTATCAATTTAAACTTGAAGATGATACTATGTTATTAATAGAAGACGGTGGTAGTTTACTTCAAGAGTTTACAATTGAAACAACTGATAGAGCAGCTAATAATTCATTCTTTGAATTTGAAGGTGATAGTGTTATTGACTTTAGTGAAAGCAATCCATTCTCGGAAGTAGATAGGTATTAATGTTTGGACATCAGTATTATAATCAAGTAATAAGAAGATATGTTGTAATGTTTGGTACATTATTTAATGATATAATTGTTCAAAGATTTAACAAAGCAGGACAAAGAATACAAGCTCTTAAAGTTCCAATAGCATATGGACCTAAGGAAAAGTTCTTAGTCAGAATAACACAAGATCCAGAGTTAACTAATCAATCCCAAGTAAGTTTACCAAGAATGGGATTTGAAATGACAGGTATGCAATATATGCCTGAAAGAAAATTAAGTAGTACACAACGAAGAGTAAACACAGTTGGTTCTACTGGTTCTAATAATAGTATAAAAACAGTATTTACTCCAGTACCATATGATTTTAATTTTAGTCTTAGTGTATTTGTAAAAAACGCTGATGATGGTGTGCAGATATTAGAACAAATACTTCCTTTTTTTACTCCAGAATGGACAACAACTTTAAAAATTATTCCAGAGATGAATATCAAACATGATGTACCTACTGTATTACAGAGTGTAACTACAGAGGATGCTTATGATGGTGATTTTGAAACTAGAAGGAGTTTAATATATAATTTAGATTTTCTAGTGAAAGGATACATTTATGGTCCTGTTAAAAAATCTGGTATTATCAAAAGAACATTGGTTGACTTCATCAACAGTGCTAATACAGAGTTACAAGAAGGTAAAAGAATTGAAAAGATTACTATAACACCAGGACTTGATGCAAATGGTAATCCTACTGCAAACAGTTCACAAAGTATCAGTATAGATAATATAAGTGCTAATGATAATTTTGGTTTTGTTATAAAATATGAAACTGATCTTGATGGAGAAGAATAATGACTCAATTTGAAAAAAATATGGAAGGTATTTTTAATTTACCAGAAACAAAAAAAGAAACAGAAATAACAGTTGCTAAAAAAGTTGAAGAAAATAATAGTGAAAGTGAAGCTGATATTGATTACAAATATGCAAGAGAAAATTTGTATAATATTATAGAAAAAGGTCAAGAGTCTTTAAACACATTAGTAGATGTAGCTCAACAATCACAACATCCTAGAGCATTTGAAGTTGTAAGCCAACTAGTTAAAACATTAAGTGATACAAATAAAGATCTATTAGAACTACAAAGAAAAATTAAAGTAATAAACAAAGATATAACAGAAGGTCCAAAAACTGTTAATAATTCACTTTATGTAGGTAATACAGCAGATTTACAAAAATTCATTAACAAAAGAAAAGAAAGTGAATAGCGAAAATTACTTAGGTAATCCTAATCTAAAAAGAGGAAATGTTAATATTGAATATACTCAAGAACAGATAGAAGAGTATATACAATGTGCAAAAAATCCTGTTTATTTTATTGAGAAATATATCCAAATAGTAAATGTTGATAAAGGTTTAATACCTTTTAAAATGTATGACTTTCAAACAAAAATGGTTAATACATTTAATACTGATAGATTTGTAGTAAATAAACTTCCAAGACAGTCAGGTAAATCAACAACAGTAACAGCATATATGTTATGGTTAGTTTTATTTACTGATAATCAAAGTATAGCTATACTAGCAAACAAAGGATCATTAGCAAGAGAATTATTAGGTAAAATACAATTAGCATATGAACATTTACCAAAATGGTTACAACAAGGTATAATAGTTTGGAATAAAGGTAATATAGAATTAGAAAATGGATCCAAAATTGTAGCAAGTGCAACAAGTAGTAGTGCTATTAGAGGTGGATCATATAATTTAATATTCTTAGATGAATTTGCATTTGTAAGTAATAATATAGCAACAAACTTCTTTGCTTCGGTTTATCCTACAATATCTTCAGGTACAACTACTAAAGTGTTTATAGTAAGTACACCTAATGGTTTAAATCATTTTTATAAGTTATGGTCAGATGCAATTGATAAAAAGAATGGATATACTCCTATAGAAGTTGCATGGGATGAAATACCTGGAAGAGATCAAAAATGGAAAGAACAAACTATAAGCAATACAAGTGAAGAACAATTTAGACAAGAGTTTGAATGTGAATTTATAGGATCCATGAATACTCTTATTAGTTCAACTAAACTAAGAGCTATGAGATTTGATTATCCTATAAAACAAACAGAAACTATGAGTATATACGAAGAAGCTAAACCAGGACACACATACGTAATTACAGTTGACGTAGCAAGAGGTGTTGGATTAGATTATAGTGCTTTTGTAGTATTTGATGTTACTAAACAACCATTTAAAGTAGTTGCTAAGTTTAGAGATAAAACAGTGAGTCCATTACTATATCCAAATACAATAGAGAATGCGGGTAAACACTATAATGACGCGTTTATACTAGTGGAAACTAACGATATAGGTCAACAGGTAGTTGATATACTACACAACGATTTATTATATGAAAATTTAATGACAACTGTACATATGGGAAGAGCAGGCCAACAAGTATCAAGTGGTTTTGGTAGTCATAGTGGTAGAACATTAGGAGTTAAAACAACTAAACAAGTAAAAAGAATAGGTTGTAGTAATTTAAAAGATCTTATAGAAAATGATCAATTAATAATACCTGATTTTGATTTGATAAGTGAATTAAGTAGTTTTGTTGGTAAAGGAGCTAGTTTTGAAGCTGAAGATGGACAACATGATGACTTAGTTATGTGTACTGTATTGTTTAGTTGGATAGCAAGACAAGAATATTTTAAAGAAATAACAGATACTGATATTAGAGAAAAACTATATAAGGAAAAGATGAAGATGATCGAAGATCAAATGCTACCATTTGGTTTTAGAGAAGATGGTGAGAGTGAAGTTTTAGATAAAGATGATTTATTACAAAATCCAAATGATCGCTGGGTTAATGTAAAAATAGACAATTTTAGTTAAATCTAAAAAATTATAAATAATTGATAAAAGAGTTATATATTTAACTATCAATTTAGTAGGAGAATTTAAAAATGGCGTTTCAAGTTTCACCAGGTGTTAATGTATCAGAAACTGATCTTACTACTGTAATCCCTGCTGTCTCAACTACCGAGGCTGGCTACGCAGGCCATTTTAGATGGGGGCCAGTAGGAGAGAGAGTACTAATTACATCAGAAGACGATTTAGTAAATAATTTTCAAAAACCATTAACAAGTAATACAGCAACAGATTTCTTTGTTGCATCAAATTTTTTAGCTTATGGTAATGCTCTATTTACTGTAAGGGTTATTAACGAGGCAGGATCTAATAGTACTGATGCTGCAAGAAATTCTATCAGTAATGCTGCAAATACCAAAAACACTTTAGTTAAAAGTGATCAAGACTATGATGATAACTATTCATCAGGAATATCTGGTGTTGGTAA